CTAAATCTGCTGAACGCTTCCCTATGTTCTCGCGCACACCTAGGCTCGGGTACGACAACCATGGATTATCTACCTTCTGGGCACTGGGATAACTTGGACGAGCGCCAGTGGTCATTCCATATTGCTCTAGCAAAGTGGCAACATATTTCGCATCAAACAAACGCATATGCTCCTCCCCACGGCCCATATTAATGGCCTCAACAGGGTGCTTATAAGTAATGTTAAACCTAACATGCTTGCCATTGCGATCACCCACACTGACACTAAGGCCATAGTCACTGGCAGTGTTTACAATAGTGCACGTAGTGGCACTAAATAATTTATACACCGCCATTAGAGCCGCCGCGAGACCCACTATCTTTATCCATGTGGTTGCGGTAAATGCCTTCAAGGATGCCACTAACCCCAATGCATTGCTTCGAGCCCATTGAAACCACTCCAATTCAGAAAAAACTTCGAGCTTCTTCCATCGTTTCGCTTGGTCAGCAAAGCTCTCCCATTTCTTCTTCACAAGCCTCACCGCACCATTGGCCGACCGCAATAGTTCTCCCGCTTCCCCAGCGATACTCACCGATATTCTTGGTCTGCAGCACAATCCAACAGCAAGGCCTGTCACAGCTGCGCACGCTGCTATAGCAACAGTCTCCTTAGAAAGCATCTGCTCGACACCACGCTGGTACATATAAGCGCCCCTAGTTGTGCAGATTAAATCCAAACCTGGGATACTTGATACATCAATCATGCCCACAAAATCAGGATCAAGTTGACCGAACATATCACGCGCCTCCAAATCTTCGGATGTCGCACTGCAATCCTTTAGTGTCTGCATAAAAACTTTTAGATATGTATGGTGATCCACGTTCTTGCACGAATAACATGTGACATGGTTTCCTAAGTGAGCCAACATTGGTCTATAGCACTTGCTGCAGAAACAGGGTAACTCACAAGACGCCACTAAACTATCTTTATTGTCTGGGTCCTTATACCTATGAAAGTATTCGATCGCAAATTCCATAGCTCGTTTAGCCCACCTACCCTCATCACATGCGGAACACCCGGGACTATCCCCAGAACAAAAGCCACAATCATTTAAAGACTGGCTCTTCTTTATCAAGTGGCGCATACAATCACCTCCTGGGTTTTCCGAGACGT